CCAAGATGGTGAATCACAACATATAGTCATTTCACCATAATCACCTCTGAACTTAACATTGTATTGTCGTAAAGAATTCAGAACCCAATGTCTAAAAAATATTGGGTCATATTCGTTCCTCGCAATCATTACCATTAGGTTTGAAACCATTATCTGACTAAAGTCAACTAAAATCATTATAAATACTCCTTGTATGGATCACATAAAATCTGTTATAGGTACTGTTTTCAACTGTATATCTGCTTGTTTTTTAGGTTTTTTGGGTTTTGTTTTTTCTTTCGCAACCTTCTTTCTTTTGATTGCTTTTCTTTTAGTTCTCTTATTTTTAAGTTGGCCGAATATATCAACAATCTCTTTTATGAGTTTAACAAATCGTCTCAACTCAGACCTTTTCATAAAAGAATATGACTCAACCAAATCCTTATCTTCCCGATCAACAACAGACTGTAATTCAGTTAATAAAGACTGATAGTGTTGAGAAATCATTTTACCGTAAATTGGTTTGATAGTCTTTGAATATTTTTTAATATTGAAGTCTGTCTGATACCCATTATTCATAAAATCATCAATTTCTTCGTCAATTTCTGAAATTATTTTAACTGAGTGCATCCTAACTCTTGCCATCGGAGATATTTTCTTAGTCTCTTTTTTGTCTGGTTTAGGAGTATCCACCTCTTTTGCGAACTTCTTAGGATTATTTTTCAATTCTTCTATTTTATTGAGGAATACACTTTTAGGGTCAACCAGCACAAGACCGCATAAAATCATATCGCATATCCAAGCAACAGATGAACGAATTTTATTCTCATCATAGGTCTTAATTTGTTCCACATACTTTTGATCTTCAAATTCTTGAAAATATTCTATTAGGATACTTTTAACATTAGACCTGTCATATTTGTATGAATACCAATTAATTGCTTTGTAGATTCTACTGTCTTCAATATGAACTTCTTCATCTGTCCACACTGGTTTTGTACCGAACACGTATGTGCCTTCAGCATCTACCATTCTTTGTTGCATGGTAAACTCCTTTTCTATTCTTTTTTTATATTATAAACTATTTGGAAACAAAAGTCAAGCTTCCGTATTTACATATAAAATAGGAATCTGCTATATCATTTATAGGACTTGTTATTGATTTTGATTTGAATATTGGTTTTAAGTCTACATTCATAGATTCGTAGACATATTGTTTGTCGGCATTACCTTTACCAACTACTTCTTTTTTCCACGTTGAAGGCGGGACAACCTCGAAATCAATTCCTCTCTCGTATATTTTTTGTTTGAGGACACCCGTGTTTTCTGCAATGTGGAAAACTCTACCCCGAGAACCCATGGAATATCCCTCCAGAAATACGTGATTGACTTTTTGCTCATCCAGAATATTGACTGCCCAGTTCGATATATGATCGAACCTTTTAACATTTTCAGAATCTTTTGAATAATATTCGCCATGTATATTCCCCTCGTCTATGATTTTGGTTTTCTTATCTATTAGATAGTAGAAATGGCAATTATGAAAGTTGAAGTCCAACTCAGTATCAAAAATACAGAGTGATGGACAACTCATACTGTAATCTATTCCAGCTATTATCATGTAAAAGAGTTTGTTAAATTCCTTAATGCTTTGAACATGTCGTGCATAAATAGTTTATTGGAATCTATTAGAAATCTATTCCAGATGATATGACCCCATGTCATAACAACCATCCACACTACCAAAATTTTTTCACGTTTCGTCATTCTATATCCTTACTGGCAAGTATCTCGTTACCTTTATAGAGAATCCATTTTGTTTCGGATGTGTCGAAATTTTCATATGAATCTCTTAATTCAACGATTTTTTTGACAGTTTCATCAAAAGTATCTTGCTTATAGATATTTATATTCTGATTATTGTCGATTATTACTAGCGTGAACTCTTTCATTACAATCTCCTTTTCACTCTATATTACTATTATAAAGTATTTGAGGGGAAAAGTCAAGGAGTTTTTAGGAATTATTTTAAGAAATTAGATAAATTTTTATTTGAGAGATGTTTTTCATAAGTTTCAGAAAAAGTTTTAACCAATTCTGGTTTAGTTCTCCAAGAAACTCCTCCATTGACAGAACTGAAACCTTGCCACTCACAACTTTCGAACTTTTTCATAACATCTTCAACTTTAAATGGGGAATTGACTTTTATAAAATACCCTCTGTTGTTTTTTTCTGGAACCAATTTCAACTTATTTGGGGAAGCTCCCATAACAAAAAAATCATAATCAAATTCGTCAGAAAATCTCCATTGAACGCACTCTATATATAAACTTGGGTCAAATCTTAAACATTCACATTCTTCTTTAGTGAAAACAAAAAATGAACAAGGAACATGATATTCTGAATCATTTAGAAGGAAACTATTTTTTGGAATGTCATATATAAGTTTTATTTTATATTCTTTCGGAATAAATTTTTGAAGTGTATGTTTTTTAAAAACTTCAGGTAGAATAAAGGCTATAGTGTGGGCATTTATTTTTTGAGAATGTTTAATAAATTTCTTACTTAAATCATTTCTTAAACCGAAAGGTGGATTTCCTATAACCAATATTTTATCTTCAAAATTTGGATGTTTATAATCAAACCAATCCATCTTAGTTATATTGTCTTTTTCGGGTAATATATCGATTCCTATGACATTATGATGTTTGATGTTATTATAGAAACTCCCATTTCCAGCTGAGGGTTCTATAATAACATCAAAATCTTGAATATTAATCTGATTAATACATTCTAAAGCAACGCATTCTTTAGTATAGAATTTATCTTTATCAATTTTTTTACTGTACACTTATTTCCTCTAAAGAATTAATTCTGTATGATTCTTTCCATCTTTTAAAATTATCATCTTTATTAGAAATATTTAGGCTGAATCTGTATTCACTATTTACATTTTTTTCGTTCATAGATTTTGTTCCATGAGCAAATGAAGCATTAGTTTTAATAATTTCTGATTGCATTTGCTCTTTACTCAAAAGGAAAATATATTCTTCTGGGTTTTCTGGATCTCTAATATCAAAAGCATATCCTAAATAATAATCAACATCTTGATACAATCTAATCTGGACAAAATTTAGTTTTGTATTCCATTCTGTGATAATTGAAGATTTAATTTCAATATACTTACCAGATTTTAAAGCATCACCTCTATCTAAAGAAGAACTGACTTTTTCTGATTGCGTCTTTTCAATTAAAAAACTTTCCAATCTACATCCATATGATTGTGGAGTAAGGTTAGTCATGTCCATTATAAAATCTGCGGTGTTTTCGAAATCAAATCCCCACCTTTTATTTCTTCTAATTTTTCTGATTCTTTTTGATCTTTCAATATAAAATTGTTTTGCTAAATTTTCCATCTCAAACTCCTCTTTTCTCATTTCTATATTACTATTATAAAGTATTTGAGGAGAAAAGTCAAGGAGTTTTTATTTAAAACGGTGTACCTTGGTCAAAAATATAGTCATCAAACAAATCATGTGCTAGTTTAGCTCTTGTCCCACCCTTTAGTTTATAAATTTTATCATCTGGTCTATCCAACCAATCAACAATTCCGCCGTCATAACCACGCAAATTTTTATTATATATTTGCCAAATTTTATATAAAGTTGTAACTAAACTGGTGCGCAATTTGATATACGCCTCTTTGGTGTCTTCGTCATTGAGTATTATGCTAGACAACTTTTCTTCATTTAGAACTTCAATAGATTCAATAGATTCAACAAATTTTTCTAAATTCTCACCTTCCCGAATCTCTTGTAAAATTTCCGAAACTTCATTTATAAGTTTATTACGTGGGATTCTTTCTTCCCAAGTTTGACTTCTTGATCTTGCTCTTGGATGACCTTCCATCTCCCAAACTCTGAATTGATGCAATAGCATTTTTTCGTCAAAACCCATTTTCCAAAAAGCAATATAGAGTCTTCTCAATTTTTTAATTTGTCTTTCAGCAGTTGCCAATTTTTTTACATTTTTAGACCAGTCACGACTTTCAGGCCCATAAACTTCATCAAAACCATCCATTTCAAGTTTTATTCTGTCAGGTTTACCTGCATACGATTTTTTAACTTTTGCGAGTATTTCTTTTCTCTTCTTTTTATAATAGTGCGTCAATTTAGCTTCTGCGGAAGAAAAGTTTTTTTTCTTTGCTTCTAACCTTTTCAATAAAGGTGGTTCTCCAGTTCTTTTTTTCCTTGTAATCTTTTTTTCTTTCTTTTTCGGAATCAGGACACCATCTTTATATTTTGATAATCTATCAGCAGCTATATTATCCAACCCCGAAATATCTCTATCCTTATATAATTGAAGTATCTCATCTGAAAACTTACCAGATGCTAAATCTTTTTCCAGTTTTTCATACCCTTTGAATGAGGATTTTCCGGCCGATCTGATTTGTTGTATAATATCATAATGTTTTTGGTATTCAGTCTTTTTTGGAGTTGCTGCCTTTTTAGCAGTTGTCTTTTTTGATTTATCAATCGGTTCGTCATTATTTTCTATATACTCTTTAGCTACATCGGAGATATATGGGAGTCCAGCTTCTGCATATGCTTTCATTATATACCAATTCATCGGAGCAAGTTTCAAGGAAGATGCTTTATTCTGCAATTCTAATTCCATCGAATATTTTACATTGTCCCTTTCTTTCCTCTGTTTCAAAGTTTTTCCAGGCATTGACTTGTGAAGTGCTTGAGAAGTAGCAATTTTCTTTTTTAGTTGTTTTATTGCTCTTTCATGTCTTTCGACGGCAGCTTTTGTATATTCATCCATATTATTCTCCTAAAGACTATAGAGATATTTATAATATAACTTATATTCAAATGCTTGTCAAGGTGTTTCTAAAACTTCTTTGAAAATTTTTAACATTTCTTCCA